GCGCCCGCCGCTCGGACGCTTCATTCACGAACTTTACAAGGAAGTCGCACGCCGATCGTGGGAAAATGCATTTTTGTTTCGCACGGTCGGCGTCCGGTCGGAGCAGCAGGCGCGCAACCGCCAGGAAATCGATCGCATTATTGATACGGCGATCGATACCGTTCTCGACTCTTTCTTGCCGTGGGAATCGATTGTCACGAACTACTTTTCGGTCGGAGATGATGCTGCGCCGCCTGCTGCCGTCGTCGTCGAGGCGCCGCCGCCGCCGCCCGTCACGTCGGTAAAGTTCGCCGAGACTTCGGAGGACGAGGAGGACTCGGACGATGATGATGCAGACAGCGACGATTCGGCGCCGCCCAAGATTCAGTTGACGGACGAAACAGTCGATCTCGGCATTGTGGACGATCTCGACGAAAAGGAAGAGGCGGTGGACATTCAAGTTCCAGAGAGTGGCGACGACGGTGCGGCGTCGCTCGTTCTAAAACTGTAAACGAACGCACAAGGTGAAGTAAAGTAAACTAAACATGGATACCAACATTCTGCTGATTATTGGTATCGTTGCCGTAGTGGCGGTTTTGCTGTATGCGGTGGAGCGGTATACGCAGAAGAAACCGGTGGAGTGGACGGACGCGTCCAAGATCGGTCTGCTGTCGGGCGCCGGCGCGGGCGGAATCGTGTATGCGATGGGCGGCGGCGACAACGCGGTCGCGGCAGTCGCGGAGATGGCGTCCTCGGCAGGCGGCGCAGTCCAGGACATGTTTGTCGGAAAACCCAGTTTTTAGGTTAAGGTTCAATAAACAGGCAGTCCTCGCCGGCAGGAACCTTGCCTTCGTAGACATACGGTCCCCCGAACGCATCAACTTGCTTTCGCGGAACCGCGTCGCGCGACCACCGCGCGATCGCCTTGTAGAGTTGGAAACCCCCGTAGCGCTCGTGCTTGTCCCCCTCGCGCGCATTGCGGAACAAGACCGATGTCCCATCAGGCAGAGTCAACCACTGCATAAACATCTTGTAGAGGGGATTTCCGGCATACTCGTCCGAGACACCGTGCGGGAAGCAGTCCCAGAACACGGACGCCGCCAGTCGCACGAGATCGAAGGATGCGTTCGGTTTCACTTCAGGATATTTGGGGTTGTAAAAGGGTTCGACATTATACTGCCCGCCCGCCTCTTCGTCCGGGTGAAACTGGTCCGACATGAAGAACTTTGCCTCGCGCAGTTTCGGGAGTTTGACGGAAAAGGTCGCGCGGTCAAAGTCGATAATCTTGATGAGTTTGCCGTATGTGGGAACGCGATACGACTTTTTGCCGCCCATGTTGTAGTAGAAAAATTCCTTCGACGTCGGGACATACATCACGTTCATCACATGAAGATCGTTATGCACGAATCCAAACGTCCGCTGGGCGAACGAGAGAGCGAAAATGACCTGCGCCATCCACGCGCACCGCTTTTCTGTTTCGGGGTTCTCCTTGAAGAGTTTGTAGAGCGTGCCTTCGCACTGTTCCATGACGGTGATTTGGATGGGCGCGTCTTTAAACACGGCGTGGGCAAACCCCTCCGTATCTTCGTTGTCCTCAAAGGGTTCCTCATCGGGTTCCGTGGATCCGCCCGAGGACCGCGAGCGGATTTCAAAGCAGTAGTCGGTCGAGCACCCCGAGTCGTAAGAGTCTCCTTCGTCAGCATCCTCATCATCGTCGTCGTCCGACAAGGAGATGTTTTCTTCGGTTCCACTTGCAGTTGCAGCGCCGGCAGACGCAGAGACCGCGAGAGGCGGCAGGTCCTGAATATCGAGATCCACGTCTCCAGCAGTGTCCTCCAACTCCAACTCGACCTTTTCGGGCGACTTGATTTTAAGTTCAAAAAAGTGCCCGATATTCTGGGAGAACCACGACCGGTCGCACAGGTCTTCGTAGTCATACGAAATGTCAATGATGTTTTTTTCAGCAACGCCGGAAAAGACGCCATACACTTTGGGAAAGTGGGCGCACCCCGTCTCGGACAGCAGGATGGAGGCGAGCGAACCCACGTATGCCGAGTTATGAGCAGACTGAAGACGGGCGCTTTTGGTATCCTCGCTGTGCGGCAGTCCGGTGCCCGCATAGTCTCCCCGCATGACATTGTAGGAGGAAAAGAGCATGGACTTTTTCAGATGAACCTTTTGCTCCACGCCGGCAGAGTAGATGCGGTCGGGTCCCGAAATGGTCTGAATTCCGTATCGCGACTTTATCCCAAAAGCGTAAGGAGTGCGCACCGTCTCCATCTTGAAGAGTTTTTGGATGCAGGGAAAGTAGGGTTGGATGCGGCGGAGTCCCCACTGCGCCTGCGCCTGCTCTTGCAGACTCTGAATATTTGTCTGCTTCTGGACGTCGATACAACAGTTTGAGGTACGGAGTTCCGGAACATGTTTAGGCGTTGGTGGCATTATGTTGAGTGTTGAAACATCGAAGCGCGGTTTTTACGCTGCTGCTCGCCCTGCTGCTCGTCGCTGCCCGATTCCGATTTCAATTTATTCTGCCGGTCACTGTATTTCACCGTCAAGTCGAGGATGGATCCCTCTTCCGGGACCCAATAGTCGAAAAAGTCTCCGAGAAGCGTGTTGAATATATACTTGAGTTTGGAACTGAGGTCGTTCAAAAATATAAAGATGGCAAACATGAAGAACATGCCGCTCGTGTAGGAATCGATGAAATCCTCGAGACCCTTGCGGATCGGGATGATTGGGGCGGCAGTGTCTAGGTAATACGTCAACCAAAAAGCGCTTATGGCGATAAGTCCCAATTCGACGAGGATATCGTATAACTGGAAGAGCATGCCTTTCGACTCCCACAATTTGTCGACCTCATTCTCGCTGTCCGGGTCGTAGGGGTCAAATGCATACCACAAGATATACGACAGAATCGCGCCTGCAAATGTGTATACAATCGCAAACACTGCGATGTTGGCAGTCACGCGCAGCGAGTCGCTTCTCGTAAGTTTTATGGAATGAATACTGTATGAATAATTGTCCTTCGCCATTTTCGCAAGGTGTTGTTTATACACGGCAAAAAATAGGCGTCTAGAATGTAAGGAGGATGAACTTTAATATACGAAAATTCAACATGAACGTCATCAAGGAGCGATGCGGACTTGACTCGCGCAAATCGCCCATGATTGTCATCATCGGCAAGAAGGATACCGGAAAATCTTTCTTGGTCCGCGACATTCTCTTTCACACGCAAGAATGTTTTCCGATTGGGACCGTCATTTCGGGCACGGAAGTCGCGAACGAGTTCTTTCAGCACATGGTTCCGTCCAAGTTGATTCACGACAAGTATAAACCCGAAATCATTATGAATGTAATTAAGCGTCAACTGGGACTGAAGCAGCAGCGCAACCTTTCCAAGTCTTCAACTATCGACCCGCGCACCTTTTTGATTCTGGACGACTGTCTATACGACGCATCGTGGATCCGGGAAGAGTCCACGCGCTACGTCTTCATGAACGGACGCCACGTCGATCTTTCCACAATGATTACCATGCAGTATCCTTTGGGAATCACGCCCAACCTCCGCACCAACGTGGACTTTGTGTTCATCCTCCGCGAAAACATCTTGGGCAACCGCAAACGTATCTACGAAAATTACGCAGGTATGTTTCCGACATTTGAAATGTTCTGCCAGTTCATGGACCAGTGTACTGAAAATTATGAATGTCTCGTCATCTGCAACTCCAGTCCTTCGAATAAATTAGACGACCAGGTGTTTTGGTACAAGGCGAGCGACCATCCACCGTTTCACCTGTGCTCGGATTCGCTCTGGGCAGACAACAAACCGTTCATGTCGACCATGCTGGCGTCGGGCGAATACAATCCTGCTGAAATGGCGAGTTCGCGCAAAGGACCTACGGTGTGGGTCAAAAAAGGCGGCGAGGGCGGCAGTGCGTCTGGCGGCGCCGGACGGTATTAGTTATACCATATAATGGACGCAGAGTACGAGATCCTCGTATATGAGCACAATTCCATGTATGATTCACGCGATGCAAATCCTGCAAATGTTGTAGACATATTTTTGGACACGTGTCGAGAGTATGTGAACCCCGAGTATACCGGTCAAGATTCCGTGCACTTGGATTCAAGCAAAAGGTTTGTATCGTATGCCGACCGTTCCGGAAACGACAAACCGATGCTCGTCATTTTAATCGGAACTATAACCGACGAAATGCTCGACGCAATAAGGGACGGACTGAAAAAACTGTACGTCCATTTCTGCGAAGACTGCGGAAATGAGATGACCGCCGCGTCTTGGTGTGATCGCTGCTAGACGAATCTAATACGACCAGTTCACGAGATAACTCGCCTCGCTGTAGGCGAACCACTCGATTGCCGCAAAGAACTTGTTGTGGTCCAGCGACGTCCATACCGTCGAATCGCCCTCATCCTGCTCAACCTCATCCCACGGCGGGAATGCATTCAGAAACATCACAGCATCCACGGTCGTTTCGTGTTTCGCAAACGACCGTGTATACTCGTATAACACATGTCCCCGCAATTGGATGAATCTGCGGAACTCTTCGGGAACCACTGGAAGATGCGTCAGGTCAAAGTCTTTTACACCGTTCTTCCGGAGAAAGTAGTGTCTCCCCGTCTCTTGGCATACACTCAAAGCGCACGAAATCCACATGTCGAATCCCATTCTTCTTGAGGTTTTTGCTGCTCCAAAACTTGAAATCCGTTTTTCATCAGAGAAGCATGATCATGTTGTGTCCGAAACATCCGATCGCGTGCATGAGTCCGTGGTATTGAATCGAGACGCGCTTTGTATCGTCAAACACGAACGTGCGGTTGAAAAATCCGTAGATGTAGACCCATACGACAAAGAGGAACGTAGATACAATTATGAGGGTATACGCCCAATTCTCGGGGGACATCTTGCTGCATAGGGTGTAGAGACCGTATAGAAACACGTAGAAAACGCTGCATTTATCGGCGAGGTTGGTTCCGAGCGTATCCTCGTAATGAACGAGGACCGAGGTTACGAGAAGGTTCATAAACAGAAATGCATACACGAAATACCCCCTCAGAAG